TTTTCTTGATACATTAGGATTATCAGCATTGCCTAAAAGGCTTGTTCTAATATACCTAAAAACCCACCCTTCTTGTGGTGTTGGATTTGGTAAGTTTGATGGATTTTCCCAACTTTGTATGCGTTGGGAAGCCTCTCGGCTTTCTATCTCCCTAGGGGTACGCTCTGCTGATTCTTGTTCAGCTTTAGTATTTTCTTGATTATCAGGTAATTCTGACATCTTAGTTCTCCTTTAATAATTGATTTGCATACTGCTCAGGCGTTATATTAAGTCGCTTTGCGAGGGCAACTTGGCTCTGTGTCAGATGAATTTTGCGAGGGGTTTTACCGCTATTCCTCGTAGCGGGTGCGACAGGATTAACTACCTGTCTTTTCGGTGTATCTGATATAACTACTTCTGCTTCCGCAGGTTGTTGTTGTGGTACACCAAAAAAATTTGGAAATTGTTCTCTCATACCTGCATCTACTTCAGAATAATATTTCTGACTATCTTTTGCAGGGTCAATACCATTAGCTTGTAAAGATTGGTCTAAGTACATAGCATAGGATGTCATCTCTTTATGTATTGGTTCACTACCCATAAACCAAGGATTTTTTTGAGACCATGCATCCATTTCTGGGTCAACAGGTTTTTCAACTTGTGTTTGTGGTTGTGTTTCTACATATTGTTGCGAGACTTCATTTTGTAATTGTTGTGCATAATTACCAGCTTGTTGTTCAGCTAATGTAGCTTGTGCTAATTCAGATTGTGCTGCAGCCATATCTTCTGCATTACCTTCTTCATAAGCTTTTTTAAACTTTTCTTGTGCATTGTATCGTGCCCATTGAGCATTATTAAGTGCTTGTTGATTTAATACATCTCCACCTTGATTTACAATGCTTTGTAATTTTTGATTTTCAGACATTAAAGTTTTTAAAACTTTAGTAGCTTCAGTAGATTCTCTTAAAGCTTGTTCTTTTGCTCTGCGTTCTTCATGGAATTCATATTTAATTTTATTAATTCTTTCACCAGCAGCTTTACTATAATCTGCAATTTCTTTATCTAATACTTCTTCATTAGTAGTTGTATCTTCTTTAGTTTCTACTTTAGGAGGTCTTTGGTCCTCTTCTGGTCTTTCATCAATAACTTCTATTTCAATATCTTTTGCAATTTCAGTATTGATTTCATTTGCTACACCAAAAAATTTATCTTCTGATGTTTGTTCTGATACAGGTTCTGCGTTTGTATCTATAACTTGTTCTATACTTTCACTCATGCTCTAACTACTCCTGTAGGGTCATCGACTACTGCTTCCACAGTATCATCGTTAATTAAACGAAACTCTTTACCATACATTTTCATTCTAGTACCTGAATAAGCTCTAAATATTACCCAATCACCTTCTTTGCACCAAGGTCCTGTTGGAAACCTTTTTTTATCAACATATGCTTCTTTACCTAATTTTAAAACATAACCACAAATATTTGATGTTTCTTCATCAACTCTAGTTTGACTAGCTTTAATAATGCCACCATCTGTAGTTTCTTTAGCTTCAGGCATAGCAATAAGTATTTTCCATCCTTTAGGTATTGGTAGTTGGCTTTTAACCTCAGCAGTAGGCTCAGGTTTTTTAACGCTTTCTGGTTTTGGGATATTTACTTTTTTATCTTTATCCATGTTTGCACGACATAAGGTGTCGAGTTCCTATTCTTTTAAGTGTCGTTCTTTCCAATCAAGAACTTCACGCTCTGCAAGAGCTAAACCTTCTATAACTCCTGTCATTCTTTTATATTCAGAAAAGTCTTTACAACTTCCTGTTGAGATATGGTCTGAACATTCATTCATCATTTCTCTTAACTTTTTAGTTAAGTAAGTAGATAGTGATTGCTCATTTATATCATTACTCATTCAATTTGCTATCATTAACTAAATCTTTACTAATGTCAATACCTGTTTTGTAATCTTTTAATACTTGATTTTCTTCTCTTTCTTGTCTATCTAGCAAATCACTAGCAATTTGCTGTCCCATTTTTAAACCAGTTGTTTCTTGTTGAGCTTCAATTCTTTTTTCTTCTAGTTCTTTATTAGCTACAGCTTTAGCTGCATCTACTGCTAATTTACTTTCATCAATTCTTAACTTACCTTCAACTTGTTTTTCTCTAATTTCAAGTTCTTTTTGTTTAGCAAGTATTAATGGGTCTTGTGCTTGTTCTTGTATTCTAGCTTGTTCTGCTTGTGCAGCATTTGTAGTTGCTACTCTTTGTGCAGCTTCAGCTACAAGTGTAGATATTCTCTTTTCTACATCTGCAGGTAAAGGTTCTCCTACAGGAGGTAACTCTACACCCATTTCTCTTTCAACTTGGTCTCTAAACTGTAATGCAAGATGTTGCATAATATAATCAGAACCAGCACTTTGTATAACTTGTGCATTTGGACTTTGTTGTACTTTTGCTTGAACATTAGGGTCTTGTTGTGCAGAAGTTAATGTTTGTATATGAGCTTCATGGTCTTGGAACTCATAAGCTTGTACAGGTTTACCATTTAATATATTTTGTACTGCTGTTACTGGGTCAACTGGTGGTACATCTTCTTGTGGTGGTACTATCGTTTCAGCATCTTTGATACCAAGAACTTCAAGCATTTGTCTATGTAATTGACCTAAGTCATACAGTTGCGGTGCTTGTTGTGCTAACTGCATAGCTGCTTGATACTGCATAATTCTTTGTGCCATAGTTGCAGCATTAGGGTCTGATACTGGTAATATATCTATTCTATTATCAAAATCTTGTAATGCTATTTGTTGTCCTTCTTGAACTTCATATGGATAAGTTGGGTTAGTAAAGTCTTTTATTACACCAACTAATATTTCAAACTCTCTTTTCATAGAAGCATGAAGTCTAGCTTGAACAGCAGACATAACCTTCATGTTTCTTTCTAATAATGCTAATGTAGTACCTACAGGTGCTTGACTATTCATATCAGCTACTTTCATATCAGATATACTGGCAAATCTTTTACCTTCTTCAACTATATTACCTAATAATTGAAACAAAGTTCCTGATGGTTCTTTATAAGGCAAAAATGTAATATTATCTCTAATAGCACCACCTGGAACATCTACATCTCTAAATTCACCAGGCATAATAGGACTATCGTCTCCTTTTATACGCAATCCTCTAGCTTTTAAACCACCAGGTAAATTACTTAAAGTACCTGCATCTACTAATTGTCTTAATATTGATGTGGCTGATTTAGCTAAACCACCAATCATATGTATTAAACCAAAGCCATAAAAACCCAGTCCTGGTAGATATTGATAATGAACAAAATGCATCCTTCTTAATTTAGCAAGGTCATCTTCATAATAGTTTCTTCTAATACTAAGAATAATGCCTGAAGGGTGGTCTATTGTTACAACATAAGGTAATGCTATACCTGTATCTTGACCATTAGCATCTTTATCTTCAAACCCTTTTAGGTCTAAATCTACCTGCATTTCTAAGATAGTATGGCGTGTATCATAGTCATAACTTTCTGATTCACCAGTCATTTCATTATATTTTTTAGTAATATCAGATGATGATGGTGTAGCATCAGGTAATTCTATATCTCTATAAAAACCATTAACTTGCATCTTTCTTATATCATTAGATGACTTTTTCATTACATGAGTAGCTCTTTCACAAGTTTCTAAATCACTTGCACCATAATTAACTACTACATCTTCTGCTGGTACAAAAATACCGCTTGGTCTATTTAATGTTGGGTCAAAATAAATTTTTCTAAATGCTGAACCTGCAAGTGGTAAAGAAAATAACATCTTTTCTGTTTCACTTCTGTACTCAGTCATCTCATAAGTAAGTAAGTAATTAAGATAATCTTGTACTCTTTGACTTTGTTTTTCTTTAGCAGAATCTATATTACCTACTATTTTAGTTCTTACAGGACCTGCAGCAGGAAATATTTCTGATATAGCTTGTGATTGAAATTTAATAACAGCTTCACTTAACATAGGATGAAATACACCACAAGCTCCAGACCAAGGTGTAGTTCTTTCTTCTATCTTCAAACCTAGGTGGTCTAAGCCTTTAACATAAGTTTCTTCCCATTCTGACCTTGAATCTTTATCTGATTGATATGCACCTATTAATTCATTACCTATAGAATTTAATTCATCTTCATCAATAAAATCTACTAAATTAGAATCAAAACTAGCTTCCATCATATTAGATGCACTAGGGTCAAAATCAATAATCATGCCACCATCATCAGTTTCTGTTGTTTCTACTTCTATTTCTAATTCTGGTTCAGGGTCCATTTCTACTAGACCATCTATTGGCGTAGCAGGTTCAAATTGTTTTTCTATAGCCAATATAATCTCCTAGTAATAATCTGCTGTTCTATTGTGTTCAAGTGGCTCATCTTCTTCATCTGAATCAAGAGGAACAAAACCACCTTGCCTAAATCTTAATAATGCTTGTGTACTGCTATCAACTAAATCATCATGTTCCATATTAGGAAATCCAGCAAATTCTTCTATAACTTCTTCTGCCCATCTTGTTTCAGGTGCCCAAACAACTCCTGAAGCAAACAAGTCTGATACAGCATTTACTCTTGATATTTTATCATTACCACGACTAGGTGTGTATTCTTGTACTGGTATGCCTGTTTGTCTAAGTTCAAAGATTAAAGGCAGTCCTGCAGCCTTAGCTTCTACAATGAAAGCATCAGGTTTATAGGCATTGTACTTCTCCAAAGCCATTTTCTTTAAATCTGGGAACTCTAAACGCTCTTTATAGGCATCTAGTAGTATTAGTTGTGGAGCAACAAATCCTTCATCATTTTCTTTATAAAAAACACCCCATGTAGTACAAGCTGAATAGTCTGCTCTTTGTGTTTTTAAGAAAGCTGTATCCCATGACTGAATAATAAACTCACAATCAGGAGGATTTCTACCTTCCCATATTCTCCACCATTCTCGTTTAACAAGAGCACCTTCTTCAGAGGTAGGGTCTTGTTGATATTGAGCCATCCACTTAGAACTAGGCAATTCAGCCTTCAAAGCTTCTAACTCTTCTAATTTCCAGAAAGCATCCCACAAAGGTTTACCAGAAGGTAAGATTGCAGGTAATTCAATTACTTCCCATTGGTCGGCTCCGCCACGCTTTATACTAGCGTCTATGACTTGACCAGTTAAATCTTTATTATGCCACCTAGTCATCACTACAACTATTGCACCATTAGGCTGTAAACGCTGTCTAGGACCAGATGTGTACCATTCATAGGTACGATTAAAGACATTTATGTCTGCTGAGGCTCCTTCTTGCTCAGAGTGCGGGTCATCAATGATAAGTAGGTCAGCACCTTTACCAGTAACTGCTCCACCTACACCAATCGCAAAATATTCACCGCCTTTGTTCGTATTCCAACGACCCGCAGCTTTGGAATCCGACTGCAAACTAACATTGGGGAATATACGCTTAAAATCTTTGCTTCCCACAAGGTTTCTAACCTTTCTACCAAAGCCTACAGCTAGTTCTGCGGTGTGTGCGGTCTGAATAATCTTTTTTTCGGGTCTGCTTCCTAAAAACCATGCAGGTAACAAGTAAGATGCAAACTCGGATTTAGTATGTCTGGGTGGCATATTGATAATTAGACGCTTTAAATCACCATTTGCTACCCTTTCAAAAGCATCCGCCATAATTTGATGGTGTGGACCATGAATAAAAGCACTCCACATCTCTCTAACAAACGCCATATAGTCGTTTGCACACTTTTCTCTGGCTTTTGCTTCCTCTAATTCATCCAATAAGCCTAATAACTCTCTCTTTTCATCCAAAGAAAGGTTTTGTACTTGACTTAATATTTGGTTACTCATACATCTCCTATACTAGATAGTAAGTAGATACTTCCTAAAGTTAAAAACTTACTAAGTTCCTACCAGTTAGTGGCACTTAGCAAGTAAATACCTTACAAGTAGGTACCTACTGGATGTAAATCACGCTAGATTTTAACATAATTACACATCTTCACAGAAAAAACAATATTTTTTGCAAAATATTATGGGGGGTCTAGGGTCCCTTGACCATTTTCTACAAAAAAACTTATATTATCTTACAAAATATGCTATCAAAATGCAATACATAGGGGGGGGTCTATGAAAATAGGTCATATTATGTGCAAATCACTATGTATATATGTTAGTCAGGTACCTGCGTGTGTAAAAGAGGGGAGGGGTGTCTCTTTATAGTGCGGAATCGCAAACAAACTAGCCCCTATATATGCACCGCACAGCACACACACAGCCCATGTAATGCATAGTTAGATAGTTGGTTGATGATTGTCTATTGTTTATTAAGTAATGCTTGTATTCGCTCTTCGATATCTCGTTCAACTTCATCGCTTGTTCTTGCTTCTTTGGTCTCAACGACATCGCTGAATAAACTTACTGACTTGCCTAGCAATTCCAATGCTCGAATCCTAGCTGAATCTGAATCTGATTCTTTGGACTCACGATACAGTTGGTCTATGACATAGTTTCTTGTTCTGAGACTACTAGCAACTGCTGACTGCTCTTTTCTCTCGATTGCTCTTTGTATGCTTATTGCAATCTTAGGGTTTGCAACTAAACGACTGGCTTCGACTTCTACCCACTTGGGAATCTTCCCTTGCTTCGTTAGAGCGACATCATAAACCTTTGCATATGCTTCTTTATAACTACCCAACTTGCCCTTAATAATTTCGTCCACGAACTGCCTTTGCTTTATGGTCAACTCGATTTCTTTTTTGACTACTTTCAGATTTGGTTTTTCATCTTCGCTCATGCACAAATCTTATCTTAGATATGAAGAAAATATAATGCTCACAAAACGATAGCAAAAATGGTGGACTGGTAAATAATTAATTTAATGTTTGAAATGATGTTCAAACTATGCATAATGTTCTTAACAAAGACCAAAACGATTATGTCTCTAAACTGTAGCCAACTACCCTAGCGGTTCTGAAAAGAGTAAAGTTGAAAGTGGTTCTAGCAGTAGAACTAGGGATGAGGTTCGCAAAGTAATTTAGTCTTGTAAGTCGAAGTCCTAGTTTGAATCCGCCCA